GTCTGTTAGCGGGGACATTACTGCTTGCTTTGCAATCCCCTTTTCTATTCCTACGCTTACAGGCCGATAATCACGCACAGCTTGGAAGATTTTCATAGCAGTTTCGTTTAAGTCCCACCTGCCGTGAATAATGTTTTCCACAAACCAACCATCAGGACTAACTTTTGTGACTGCAATCGCTGTTTCGTCCAAGCTAGTATTCTTTGTGCGCTTTTTATTTACTTCCTCAAAGCCAGCAAGGTCAATGGCAATATAATAATCACCTTCTATGCTGTCTTCGCCAACACGAACCCAATCCTCTTTGAACATTTCAGAGCCTCTAGCCTCAAACGAAGCCATAAACTCCTGCCGAAACGCATAACTAGACATAGACTTTTTTGCCATGTCGATCTCAGAGGGGTCAAGAATCGGATTGTCATAGCTAGTAAAGTGCCAGCCCTTGTACGTTTCATCTTCTCCAAGCTCAGCGTACTTGTATAGCTCGTAAAAGTGGTTACGCCCCATAGGAGTACCAATAAACAGAGCCTCTCCCTTTTGGTCAGCTAGTGCTGGACGGAGGATTTGCTCCCATACGTCAGGCTTCATGTCTGCGTACTCGTCCATCACAAGAAACTTCAAGGACACACCACGCATTGTCTCTGGCCTATCGGCTCCCTTGAGACTAATTGTGGCCCCGTTGACCAGCTTGATTTGCAGGTTATTAATATGCGAACCCGCAATCACAGGGTGTCCTAGCTCCAGCAAGGTTTGCCACATAATATCTCTGGCCTGCCCCTGCGTGGGCGCAACGTAAAAAACATGGCCCTTATCTGCTTGAAGGCCGTTAATAATCAATAACCATGCAGCAAGCCTGGACTTCCCTGTCCGTCTTCCAGCAGCGACTACCTTGAACCTCGCGGAATCAGAGTAGACATCCTGCTGCCAAGGCAACAGCTGAACATTTAAATCAGCCAAGGCTAGTTACAGGTCACTACGATCTTGTTGTTTGAATCGGTGGTGATTGTACAGCCGTTGTTTTTCAGTATGTCTTGCATAATTACATCGCTCTTATTGAGGTAAGAAAGCCAATCTTCGTTAGTTTGATGGATGCCCATCATCCCTTGAATGCCTACGTTCTCAACTGAGTCAATAGCAGTTGTGCCTAGGGTAACCAGGTTGGTCATTCCAGCGATCCCTACGGCACTGGTTGCGTTAATGCCAGTAGTGGCGATAGTGGTATTGGCATCAAAGCCTGCTTCACCCATATCAACAATATTATCCATGCCTGTAACACCAAGCGTTACCATGCCATCAATAAACGGGGTGTAATCCACATTGCCCAAGGCGGTAAAGCCAGAGCTTGAAATGTCACTAAAGCTCCCATATAGGGCTTGTTGAGTTTCAGCGTCAGCTTTTACCTGCGCCAAGTCCACCTTAGCGTTATATCTTGCCATCGTCTTGGCTGAATCCGCTTGCATCCACATCATTCCAAGTGAAGTAACCGGACTAGCCAGCACAGACGCCCACTGCAAAGCAGTAGACTGCTGGGGCATCGGCTGAATTGTGGGGGTCTGTGACAAGGCTAACGCCATTACAGCTGCGCTAGCAGCCTGACCATCTCCCGATGTAGCAATAGCAGATAAGGCATTAAACTTAGCTTGAGTTGCCTGAGAACTAGCCTCTGCTGCTTTCTGCACTGCCTCGTAATACTGAGAAGTGTTAGAAGCACAGCCAGTAAGCAATAATAAAGTGAGTACCGCCGTGATAGTTTTCATAAATCACCCCTTTAGGCTTTTAGTACGTCCAAAGTACGGGAACTGCATTGCGAATATCTAGATGAACAAATGCCGAATCTACACCGATCCCCGTAAATCCCTGTTGAAAAGCGTAGTTAATTAGTATGTATCTGTTGGACGCACTATCCATTGCAATATCTGCGGCGATGCCTTGGGCGTGAGTGCCAGGGGCGTCTTTTGCAGCTTCGATAGGGTGATCGTAGCTTCTATACCCGCTTGTAATCACAAACGGAAACCCACACATCTCCCTAAGCTCGTCTAGCCGCTCCAAAAACTCAGGGTCCATCTTATTTTCCCCTGTGTACTGGCAGTCAAACTCGGATCTAGCGAAAAATTTCATGCACAAACTGGTCAATACTATCCTTAATCGCTCGGATTTTGGATCGCAACAACCGCATCTTCTTCTTGAGCTTCCGCTTGATCTCCATGCGTAATAGACGCACCTCCAACCCCAGTGATGTTAATCTGTATCGCACTTCGCCCCCCATCTTTAACAATGTCTTTCTCAAATGCCGCTACTGGCAGGATTCTATCCATTACCAGCTTCCATGCTGCGGCCTGATTCCTGTGGTCATGGTCTAAAGCAGCCTCAAATATGGTATCCATCACCTTCTTTGAGCGCGGAGAGGCCAGCATACGGGACTTATACTCGTTAATTATCGCCGCGTCACCCTTTGGGCGACCAACTTTCTTTCGCCCTCCAGCTGAATTGGCGGCAAGATCCTTTTTGGACGGCCTGCCAGAGCCTTGAGTACGCTGGTTATCCATGCTTTCCCATCATAATGATTGAATACCCGTCCATTTTCCCTACTTCTTCTGGGGTTTTTTTGGGGTCATGCATAGTCTGATAGCCAGCCTTCTGCATTCTATTAATCTGGTCTTTAGATTTCTGGCACATTGAATGGTAATCAATGGACGTATACTCAACTGTATGGCTTTTGTCTTCCATCTCGGACTCCTTAAAAACTAAACGGGCTTATTACGCCCGCCTTACCCCCCCTATCCTATAGATAAATCCATAGAAATACAAATATCTCTCCGATATTACTTTTTCTTCTAACAGATCCGCCTCTTAACCATTATCTATAACACATTCCCTCTTTTCAATTTCCGCTTTTTTTGTATCTGGGTGGGAACTTTATATATCTCGGCCTGTGGTTCCGCCCCCCCCGTGGTGTCAATTGGACCCCCCTGAGCCTGCGAGGTAGTAGTGTTCGATATGGGAGAGTGTGAGAGTCTGGCTGGGACCCTCTGTTGTCTAGCTGGGGTTTCAGTGTCAGGTGAAGGAGGCATCTCCAAGCCGACTGGAGCCGGTTCGTATAGCACCATCTACCATTGAGGTAGACCCGTCCAACCTAATCGGAGTTAGCAGGGTACGATTCGGCAGCAACGTGCCTATTGTCCGCCGTACCCAGATGGCATAGGGGGTCGCCTTCAAGCCTGATCTCACCGACACGGTTTCCGTTTTCCGCTGCTTCTCAACCCTTGCCGCCGTTCCAGTTGGTCCTTCCCCGTTCCCGATGCCCAAGTACCATAGACGGTCATTTCCTCAGTCGATAGATTTGTACCCGTCGTAGCCTGACAACCGCGACGAATCCACAGTCTGCACCTGCTCGCAAGGGCCGCGAGAATAACGGTTTCCACGCGATAACCCCCTCGCGCGGACCCTCCGCGATTCACGCTCAACTTCCCCCTTGCAATCACGCACAGCCAGTGGAGTTCTGCTCATGTCGGCAACGACACAAATCAATCAACTGAGGAAATAACCATGGCACTTAACATCGAAAACGGAAAAGGACTCGCCTTCTACAACGACAAGGGCCTCGATCGCAACGAAAAAGCTCCAACCTTCACCGGAGAAATCATGCTCGAAGGCAAGCGGGTAGAGGTTGCCATCTGGGAACGACGCACAAAAGCAGGCAAGAAGATGCTGTCGATGATGGTCGAGGATGCTAACTCCGCTCAGATTGAACGGGCCGAGCGCAAGCTTGAGTATCTGAGAAACAAGTCAGAGAAGCCTGAACCTCGTGACGAGTTGGCTGAGAAGCCTGATACAACTGAGAAGGCGCTGCCTACTAGCAACCGTCGCAAGGTAGCTTGATCATCGAGGGGCCTTCGGGTCCCTTTTTCTTTCTGCAAGGAGTTAGTAATGAATATCTACAAAGCATTGTTCTATGTGTATTTGGTAACGGGGATTGCGCTCTGCGTTCAGGCGTTGGTGATGGCGGATGGCAAGCACATGCTGTTTAGCCTGGGAATGTTTGCGATGGCGATGCTGATGGTGGCTGCGCTTATATTTGTTCCGGAGGAGGAGTGATGGATACGTACCGGATTGTGGATTGCACGGGGATTCATTTGGCTGAGGTGAGATTCCATAGCCGATTGGACGAGGGCTTGCATCCTATTTACTTGCAGGATATTTGCGACTCAATGGATGCGGTTGGTTATGCAGCCGTTGAACAACCCGAGCTATCTGAGCTTGGTCAATTAATTTCTGATTAAGGAGAATACGATGGGTTTAGATCAATATGCATTTAGTGCACCAGAACCATTGACTGTTGAGGTTGACAGCGATGGTCGATTTGAAATCAAAGGTGTTCATGGGGAGGAGTTCCAATGGCGGAAACATGCCAAGCTGCAAGCGTTTTTTGAGGATGAAATACTTAGTGAAATGCTAACACCGCTGGTCGATGGCGAGTTTAATTGCAATCCTGTGCCGATTACTCTTCGATCAATACTTAGATTAGAGCATATGTTGAAGATGGATGACATGCCTCATTCGCCAGGAGGATTTTTCTTTGGTCATCAATTCCAATCTGAGTCGGCAGCCGAGTATAAAGAGCAGGATCTAAAGTTCTGCGAATGGGCAAAGCAAACTATCAAGGAGGGCGATCACGTTTACTACGATTGTTGGTGGTAATGTTTGCATAACTTTGCAAAGGTTGGTAAAGTTTAACCAAGGTTGGGGGAAACTCCAGCCTATTTTCAATCACAAGGAGTAAGGTATGTCTAAGAAATACAGCCGTATTGTCGAGCTTGTATCCGAAGCAATGCAAGATGAGTTGACTTGGCGCAAGACTTGGCAATCACAGTCACGACTACATTGCAACTGGTTAAGCAAGCGTGCTTATACTGGAACCAATCAGTTGACGACGATGATCTCAGCATGGGCTAACGATTACTCAAGTCCATATTGGGTGACGTTTAATCAAGCAAAAGATCTTGGCGGTTCAGTCAAGGGGCAGACGGCAACACCAGCTGTGTTCTTTGGTAAGGGTGTTGACAAAGAAGATCCTGAAAAGATTTTCAAGTTCGCCAAGCTGTATAACCTTTTTAATTTAGATCAGATAGGCATTGAAGTACCGCCAGTTCAGATGAGGACAAGTAAATTAGAGAAGCCATATGAAATACCAGAGGCTATTCAGGTCACGCTTGACTGTAACTCTAGTAACAATCCTTGTTATTCACCTGTCACTGACAAGATCAAGATGCCTATGCCAGGACAATTTGAGTCAGATGATGCCCACCAATCGACGTTATACCATGAGTGTATTCACGCCACTGGTCACAGCAAACGATTAGATAGACCGCTTACTGGCATGTTCGGCAGCGAGGACTATGCAAAAGAAGAACTTGTTGCCGAGCTTGGCAGCGTGTTCTTGTGCGCTGAACTTGGCGTGTCTTATGACTTGAAGCAGCACGCTAGTTATCTTCAGTCGTGGCAGAAAGCAATCAAAGATGATCCCCAATACATACTTAAAGCTGC